ACAATGCAAGCCGAGTCAGGATTTACCCCATACTATTTGCTCAAGAAGTCAGTCACCCAAAAGCCTTGGCCAAAGAGCATCCCAACGGAGAAGCAAATTACGGATGTATTCAACGACGATGTGCTTTATTGGGTTAAAACGATAGGGGAAAGGAAAGCCGCCTGATGCCATTACCCACTCCAAATGGTGAACCTAAAAGCGAATTTGTTTCAAGCTGTATGGCAAACGATACGATGAAGGAGGAATTTCCAGACAAAGGCCAAAGACTTGCGGTGTGCAATAGCCAATACAAGGCCAAGGGCTACGAGGCTCAGGACATTGTTCATGCCATCAGCACCCTTCTGCCTGATGACGAGTTACCGGAGGAAATCCAATATCTCCCGCCGGGAACCCATAGCATCACAGCAACGAAAAATGGCAAGCCAGCAGAGTTGACCTTGGAGGTCGATGCCAAGACTGCTGACCTGTTGCAGACTTCCTATGCAAAGATCACCGCAGGGGACAAGGAGCAAATCTTCATCGACTTCAACCATGACGATGGAGAGGCAAGCGGTTGGATTACCGGCTTCTATTGGGCTGGGGCAGACCCCGAGGGCGGGGGAGTACGCGCCAAGGTAGAATGGACAGCCGCTGGTCAGGAAGCTTTGCAGGGAAGGAATTTTAGAAAGTTCTCGCCAACATTCACACTCAATTCAAAGGGTGAGATTGAAGGCACGACTTTGAATGCGGGAGGTCTTGTTAATCGGCCAGCGTTCAAGGACATAACACCGATAGTCGCCTCGGAAGGTGATTATCAAAAACCTGACAGTAAAATGGCAGAAATAATAGAAAAAGAGAAAAAAGAAGAAGTCTTGAGCGAAGGCGATCCCAAGAAAAAGGAAGAAGTCTCTGCTCAGGAACAGCTGGCCGAAGTGAAGAAGGAAAACGAAACACTCAAGGCCAAGATCAAGGCTATGGAGGACGACAAGGAGAAGGAGCAAGAAGTTGCTGCTCAATCTGCCGTTGCCAAGGCTACCGAGGACGGGCGCATACCGCCAAAGGATGAGGAAGTTAAGTCAAAGTGGGTGTCCATTTTGAACAACGACCCTTCAGCCATTGTGGCGCTTAATGCGTTACCCGTGAATCCCGCCTTTCAGCGCGTGGTGCAAGCCAAGCGTCAGGAGGACGGAGCAATCGATACGAATGGCGAAGCGCAGATGCGTGCCGTCAAGGAGTACCAAGCAAAGAACGGTTCATCTTTTGAACAGGCTTGGGATGCCACTCGTTACGACAAGGAGCAACTGTTTAACTAGGAGATAAAAATATTATGGCAGGAGCATTAACAAGAGATACGGCGTTGTTTTCATTCGCCAGTGCCGCAGACCTTACCGATAAGGAAGGTTACGCTGTCGAGGTAGAGAGCGGGAAAGTGGAACTGTGGGATGGAACAGGAACGCTGTTTGGCGTGGTGGTTGATGGTGATACCACCTCGGGAAGAAACACAGTTGCAACCTTTGCGGGGGCATCTGGGACGGTCAAGGTGAAGCTCAACGGAACAGTTTCCGCTGGGAATCTTCTTGAGATCGAATCAGGAGGCACATTTATTGCACAATCATCTAACGATGCTTATGCAATGGCCATTGAAGATGGTGTTGCAGATGAACTGATTGAAGCTGCATTGTGTATGTATGAGGTCTAATTGACTTAATAGGAGACTAAAAATATTATGGGATTAAGAGCAGAAGCATCAGTCAATCCAACCCTAACCAATTATGCGTCCGGGGTTCTGAACGACTTACAATCAGCGACAGCCGATTTCCTTGCACCTCAAGTTCAGGTGCCAGCGACTATCGGACAATACAAGGCTTACGACAATAAGAACGCCTTTCAGGTACATGAAACCGCTCGCGGTGTCGGTGGCCCTGCGCGGCGCATCTTTATGGATGTGAGCGAGCCAACATTCAACTGTCTGCCACAGGCATTGGAAATCACAATTGATGATTCCGAGCGTGATGCGGCAGGGACGCTGAATCCGTTGGACTTGGAACAGGCAAAGGTCAAGACACTTGTGCAGAGCAGCGTTGTTTCGCACGAGCGCCATGTCATTACCACAGTAAATGCTGGGGTAAGCGCAACAGGTGGTGTGGGTGTTTGGAGCAGTGATTCCAACGATCCGGTCGCGGAAATAGACGCGCAGATTGAGGCCATTGCCAAGGATACCGGCCAATTGCCAAATGCGATTCTTATGGGAATGACCGCATGGAAATTGTTCCGAAACAATGCCAAGACGGTTGCCAAGCAGCCGGGAGCTACGCTTATTGGGTTAAACCAAGGGCAAGCCTCCGCAATGCTTATCAACCCCGGCGTGGACATTCGTTTGTCCACCATGGCATACGATACGACCAAGGAAGGTAAAACACGCAGCCAAGCATTCGTGAATGGCGACGATGTTTACATCTTTGTGCGTAGTGCAAGCCCGACCATCTATGATCCATCGGCAATTAAGACATTCGCCGGGGGCCGAGGTGGCGTAACTGCGGTGCGTGAGTACCGTGACGAAAGCAGCCGTTCGGATGTGTACGCAGTTGATTGGAGCAGGGATGTAAAAATCACCTCATCCATAAGCATAAAGCGAATTACAACCTCGTAAGCTGACATCAACAATAACCGGGGGGGAGGGGTGCTCATTCCCCTTCCCTCCATCTTTAACAGAATTTTTTAGGAAGGAATAAGACAATGTCAAATCCACTTTGGTGCAATAATGTTACGCCGACAGGCGCGGGTACAGGCAGGGTCAGTCAGACCACGGAACAGGCGATAAGCTCAAACGCAAGCCGTACCTCAATTACTTTACAGAATCTTGGCACAGACGAAATTCATGTTCGCCTAGATGCCACCACCCCTACGGTTTCCAACGCTCATTACTTAATGTCTGCACCTTCCTCCAGCCTTGGGGGAGATGGTGGATTTTTGAAAGTGGACGGATATGTGGGGGCAATGAAAGTGTACGCCGGGGGCAGTAGCTTCACGGTTCAAATAGTGGAATACCAAACGGCATGAGCGCAACACTTGTAACCCCCAAAACAACGAGTGGTGGGGAAATAATCACCCACCTCATAAACGCCAGCGATGGCGAAGGATTACACTTCGACGGCACGGCTGGCAACATCGACATTGCATCGCCGCCGGACTTGGGCACGAAGTTAAGTTTCGAGTTCATCGTTCAAGCGGGCGAATGGCCAGACACTAATGCTGAGTTGATTGATTTTGGCAACGGTGGGCGGTTCATTTTAGGTAGAGATAGCGCCGTCAGCTACAACTTGGGAATTTACGACAATGCGTCTTGGACATCGTTCGGCGTAAAAGTTCTGGATGATTTAAAGGTTCACCATCTGACGCTGACGATAGATGGCACGGCGGCGATTCTTTACGACAACGCCAACCAAGTCGGAACTGCAACGATTAGTGCAAGCCACGGAATTGACAGTTGTGCTGATGCGAAGATTGGGTCTAACTATGTCGCATCTGGTGGCTTCTTCAACGGAACTTTCTACCGCACTCGCCTCTGGAACAAGACGCTTTCCCAAGCGGAGGTAACGGCGAGCTACGAGAACGCGACCGTGCCGTTTGCCGACCAGTATGGGAGTCAGACTTCGTTGGTTGACGCAGCGGCGAGCGTGTTCACAAGCGGGACTTATTCGTGGGGGGCGTATGGCAGCAACACAATTGCCAATGTTTCCAACACGCTGGCGATTACCTACACCGGAGGTTCTCCAGCCGTTGCCGGAGCTTACAATTTTCTGCGAAATTCGTATGATTTAACAACCGACTTAACTGTCGGTAAAAAATACCGACTGACACTCGATGCTAAATATACTGGCGGGGCTGCTGGTGTTAAAATTGATTTATGGGATGCTGCTCTGCTCGATGCAGCCACACTTACAACAAGCCTCGTAACCTACAGTTTTGAATTTACCGCAAGCACCGCAACAGGCACATACATTCAACTGGACTCAATGGCCACCAGCAATGTCGTAACAATCGACAACTGGTATGTGCGCGAAATCGGCTGCGTGTCTGACTACGACCTAGCGTTCGCCAACCCGACCCAATCGACGATGGTGCAAGACCGCGCTGGTGCGGCAGACGGCACTTCGTCTGCTTCTGGCGTCACGCAAGTCACGCCGATTGTCCAAGTGAATGCCACGGCGGCTCGCATTGGAACGAGTGCGGCGACACCGGCTGATGGGGAGTTGATGGTGAGTGGGAACGTGAACATTGGCTCCGGAAGCAGCGGCACTCCAACTCCAACAGCAGACGATTTTTCGTTGAATCTCCTCGGCGATGGCGGTATGAGTATTCTAACGCCAAATGCAAACACTTCGCGCATCACACTTGGTTCAACGGGAGATGTGACGGGTGCGAACTTAACGTGGAGTTATGACACTTTGCTTTACAAGATTGGAACGGCAACAGCGGGTGGTGAAATGTCATTACTCACTGGCAATTATGTTGAAGCACTACGAATCGACTCGGCTGGCCTCGCGACCTTCTCGAACGGGATTGCGTTTCAGTCGGCG